CGCAGAATAGTCGAGCTGTTCCCCAGCAAGCAAGTCGATGATGACGACGTTGCTAACATCAGAGTCAGCAGATATGGCGACATCGTCGCCAGCCTGAACAGACTTGAGATGTATCCCATACACCAAGGCGCGCTTCTCAACCACGTTGAGGTACATGCGAGTGGTCGCGTTGTTCATGAGCGTAGTGAACATGCTACCTGAAGCCTGAGGGCCAGGAACGCAAAGTCCATTGGACATGACAACGCGGGGCAAGGTGAAAATGACACCACTAGATAGAGTGATGACAGGGTTTACCTGAAAAGCCAATTGGACAGCGGCCATATTTGCTAAAGCCGTGTTGCCTGTTGAGGCCAAGGCAACTATCATAGCCCTATGGGCATGAAGCGCCAACACGCCACCACAATTGGAGTCGAACGCAGTAGCGTCCGCCGCAAATGAGGTACGGCGTGGCTTGGAAACATCATCGTCCAGAAGACCAAGCATCTGGGCGATGGAATCGCAAGAACGAGGAGAAAAATCCTCGTAAGACGCGCTCTTCAACGTTTTGAGAGCGACGCCGGGCGCCTTGAGCGCAGTAGACAGAGGTCTACCTGCAGCGGCAAGAGCGAAACCTGCTTGCGCAGCAACGACCACTATCGGCCGCCAACGATGTTGAGCGGCTTTCTCGGGCCGATGGGGCTCATCTTTAACAATGAGCAACTGCGAGTCGTGAAACTGTTGCGTGTACGCATCAAACGAATCGCAATTCAAAATTGCGTCATAGAGTGCGAGAGCAACGTCCACAGCTGAACAGGAACAATCGGTGTGAAGGCCGAGGAAAGGATCCTTGGAAAGACTCAAGGCCTTAACGACAACCGGGGTGAAATGTTCAACAGTCCTTCGTTGTCTTTCGACAATAAACTGTTCCATATCGGTGACTCCGGTATGCGCGACCAACGCATCGATGGTTGTATAAGGCCCCAGACGGTGTAAACCAGCCGAAGACTTGCCGCATTCCGAGACGCGTTCCATAATGGAATCGCGCAGGGACATAAGGACTCCAGCCTCCGTGTCGGGATAACTGGTAAGAGAATTCCTAATCAGGGCCTCATAGTCCTTAATCACTGACTGCTGAGATTCGAGCCAATCAGGATGCATGGATTTATCCATGTACTTGACCGCTCGGTCAAAAGCATTTAGGTAGTGATGTGCCGCCGAATTAATCGCAGTGGACTTCTCATTCGGAGGGTAGGTTCCGGGATCCCCGGAGACCTTAAGGAGCGGCTCAGTAAGGGCTCGTTTGGAGATGGGGGAATGTCGTGAGGCAGTAGAGCCGACGACACAAGGACCGTATTCTCTGAGCATATCAAAGAATTCAGTTTCCTTGGTTGATGAAGATAATTTAGACCTCCACCTGCCAACGAGAGGAATCTGCTTGCTCATTGTAGG